CGCCTTCTTACTAATAAGTTCGCCACGCCCCCAACGCCCCATATAACCAAAAAAGTTTTTAAGTCCAAAGAAAGACGGTATAGGTGCAGTGTATACAGTTGATCCGTCAGCCCCTTTAACCGCATAATTAGAAACCCCACAATTATCAGCCAGTTCAACGCCTGCGCTAGTCGGTAAGAAAGGATAAGTACCGTAACCGTCTGCACCACTCCACCAAGCACCAGCATCAGTAACGCCATTACCTAAACCGCCCTGAAAAAGCCCGTTACTGTCTTTATTCGCATTATAAGCCGATTGTACATTACGAGTACCAAAGATAATACGAAATAGGGCCCCAATAATCCCAGAATGAGCATACCAATATCCTTCCCAGCCTTCTCCCTTCTTCCTGGCATAAGCCCCGAAAGTTTCCGCGCTTAAGCCTGTGGCCGCACGACCTAGCAATGTTTTGTAAGTCGAATCTTTAGCCGCGTCATTGTTCCCACCTCGATAACGTGCGCTTTGATTAACCACGCTAACAAGTTCACTATTTTCCCGATCGACAATGGCAACACCCAGCGCCGAAGTAGATGCAACCGGTATCAAATAATTATATCGGCCCGGAATAGGTTTAAGGCTTGCAGCTTCATAGTAATAATTACCTTCCACCCACCAAGCATAATACCATTTTGTAGACCAGCCCCACATATAATCCCCCATTGTACCGTCAAGCTTTGCAGTTTCACCCGTAGCGAATTTATAATGATTCGTCGGATCCAGTTTTCGCCGCCCGTGATTCTTATCCACCAAATAACATCCAAGTCCTAAAAGGGAAGGTAAATTACGCAAATAATCCAAGTTCCCAACTGCTTCACCGGTTGGGCTACTATTATTTATATTCCAGCGCCTACAAGCATAACCACCGTTAGTTACAAAAGAAACCGGCACAAAACCGAATTTCTTACCAGCTTTACTATAACCTAGAATAAGGTCATTTTCATCGACAACATTTAAGTTATCAAGCTCATTTGCTAAATCAATTCCATCCATAAAATTCTATGCATAAATTATTACTTACTTAAAACGACCGATGCTTAGCTACGGCCTTCTTACTTAATCCAACAGTTACAATGTCAAAATCCCCGCTATTTATTATGAGGTAATGAATAGATCCACTTTCTTCGGGCACCTCTTTATACAGGAACTTCACAAAAGTATTCGGATATAATTCTATACCGTCACCACAATAAATACCATTTAACGTAACACTGACCTGCCCTATTGTACTTATTTTAACCACATCATTAGCACCACCCGCATATCTCTGTATCATCATAAATTC